TTCTTAGCCAGCACTTGTCCAGTGGTTCCGCCCTGAACCACTCCAGTGCCAGAAATGCCAGATGGTCCTATTGCACCTTGCGGACCATTACCAAAAAACTCCAGCGTAATTCCTGCTGTTTGCTCAACAACTACAGACGGAACACTGCTGGCACTTACTGATACACCATTGCTTTCCTCATTGATAACAATGGTGGAAGTAGATTGTTCAGTAATGTCAACAATTGTAGAACTTTGTTGAACAACAACTGTCATCAGAAACTAAGCCCTCGATTAACGTAAGCATTGCCTTCCACTAAATAATATGCATCATTACTGGGCTCTCTAACCAGCACGTCATATTGCCCTTGTTCCGTTAAGCCACTAGTACCAGAAGCTTCAAGACGAATTTTAAAGATGCCGCTGGCTTGACTCACATAGGAAACGCTAAAGTCTGCAAGCTTTTGAGTGCCAAGACGATTGTAAAGTTTACTAGCAATGGTATATCCGCTCATATTCACTGGCGTACCAGCGCTGTCCTTGTATTGCACCTGCAGTTCAAAAGTGGCGCCTTGGTAAATAGTAATATCGTGCTTACCTGGCGTAATCATGATGAGCCTTTTCTTACATTGTAATCAAGCAATTTCAACCCAGCCGATCATTCCCAATGCCTTGGCGCTCGTAGGGCTATCAACAGTAAGAATTAACGTATCACTTACGCCAGATGCATTCTGTCCCAATGAAAGACGAATGGCTTCTGCGATGGCATAGTTGCTTGCACTGCCTTGTGAAACAAAACCAGAATCCACAACGGTGCCGCCAGAAGCAGTGCCACTAGTTGTCACTTCTACATTGCCCCTGCCGTTTTGTGCAGCGGTCCATACAACACCACTCACTGTAGGGTTTAGACGTAGGCGCCACAGCACTATGTCTGCAGAGTTGACGGTAGTAGAAATTCTCACTGGAAGAATGACATTACCAGTGCGACCACTAGCCATGCGAATGCCGGCAGTAATGCGCTCGCCAGTGGTATTGGGAACCGTCGCTAAGTCATGGCTCACTGAATAAATAGCACCATCTGGTTCATAGCCACCTTCGCTTAAAATGCTGCAACAAATATGTTTCAGCGTATGGCCAGACGATTGAGCAGATGCATTGTGGATGCGATAGGACAATGGCAAAATAGCCGTTGTCATATAAACGGAACTTAGCTGATTGTAATGCTTAAATTCATGGCAATAAATAATTTCACCATCAATAACAAAACCCACTCTCACTCGTCCAACACCCAACCATTCAAGGTCGGCGGTAAAGATTTGAGCCTTGGTAAAATCTAAATCGTCAAGTGTATTAATATTCCATGCCGATTGATCCACCACGTCTTCAACAATGCCGCCAGAAGCATTACTACGCACTGCAAACTGTAAAGTGGTGCCGCTAGCTCGCAAAATAATGCCGTTATTATCATCAAAAAGTCCCACTTCTTGAATGAGACCAACAGTTGGCTCGGCTCCGACAAAGCTCTGCACAACCATCATGCTTTTCCCTGGTTGATAAGGGAAATTTTGTTTTGTTCTACGCAGAACAGTGTCGCCAGAAGCAGTGTTGACTGTCAATGCAGCACTGCTTTCATTGGTTAAATAAGAAACAACGCCGCTGCCGGCAGTTTTATCAAACCATTGATCACTGCGCTTGTCGTAGCGCATCGTGCTGTCAAACAACGTATAGGGAGCACTGGTGCGCTGCCTACCAAAAGCATCTACGCTTCCACTGTCTGGCCCTTTCTGTAAAATTTGTCCGCGATAATCAGCTTCAATGTGAGTTTCAAACTGTTCGCCGCCGGTTTTAATTTGTCCCATGATTATTCACGAATTAGGCCAAGATTACGAAGCGCAATAATCACGCCACTCAGGGAAGTAAGCACTTCCTCAGTGGTAGAGCCGCCGCTCGGAATGCTGATGCCAGAAGGACAGACAACGGGCGATGCGCCAAAGAAACTGCCGGAATCTCCACTCCCGAAAATGGTGGAAGTCCAAGACGTTTGATAGTTTGTGCTACTTGCCTTGGCAAGCAATTGGCCAGTGGTGCCGCCAGAAGCCACTGCCGGCTGTCCAGCCGGACCCTGCACGCCAGGAATGGAAAGACTAATGTCTACTGGCTCGCCACTAACAACAGTGAGAATAATATCTGGCATGATCAGTTCCTAGAGCAAGTGCCGGACACTGTGCAAGTGCCTTTTAACCAATAGTAACGATCTCCTCCTGGCTGCGTTGCACTCACATCATAATTGTAAGTGCCCACTTCCAGCCCACTAGAAACAGTGGGAGATAATGCAAGTTGGAAAATTCCACTGGCAGCATTAATAATTGAGGGGGTAAAGCTTGCAACAATCTCGTCGTCTAACGTGCCACAAATATCGCTATCAATGGTATATCCAGATAAATTGATGGGGGTGCCTCCACTCTGCGTAGCAGTGATTTGCATCCGATAAGTGGAGTTTTGTAGCACCACTATGTTGTAAGTGGCGGGATAATACATTTCCCCTCAGATTCTTTTGTTTTATTATAGCCTTGCATTGTTCTTGCAAAGAAAAAGGGGCCAATTGGCCCCTTGATTATTTTCCTTGCCCGCGCATTAGCTTGCGTCCGTGGGAAGGCTTGCTGTTTTTACCTTGCCCTTGCCTAGTGCGCTTGGGCTTGGAAACAATGATGCGCTTGGAAGAGGAAGCACCAATTTTGCTCTTGACAGCCAATGGAAGACGGCGAAAGCGGAATGCTAGCCAATCAACCAAGCGTTGGCCAAACAGGATAGTCCTGGCCGGTAATGTAGTCAGCAAGGGCTTCCGTGGTTGTCGTGCCGGAAATAGCAGCATTTTTCACGCCAGTGGCTTCACGAATGGACTGACGATATTCTTTTACGCCCGATGGAACGGGAGTGCCATTATCGCCTTCACGAATGATTTGCCAGTCTGTAGGAGTCAATAAAGTGTTGGCAGTTTGACGAGTGGTGTTTTGCCAAAGAACAACAAGATCGCCATGATCCTTGGGAATCAAGCTGCCATCTTCGCGCCTTCCCCAATAAAACCTCTCGTCGTAAGGAATGGGATCGGGCTGCTCTGTAATTCCAGCGGCAAGACGCTCTTCTGGTGATGCAAGACGAAGCCAATTTGCAGGGCGCTCAATTCCTGCTGCATCGGTAAATGCCACATCAAGAGCCAACGGACGCCCAAGCAGGATAAACATACAATCAACGAGACATATTGTAAAGTGTAGCCAATTTCTTGACAGAAGTCCACTTCCGCACTAGTCTTGTTCACTTGTGCGGTCATCGGGCGCGGGAGTATTGGAAGGGGGATTCTGCCCATGCCGCATACACATACGTTCCAGCATTGGTATTAAAGGTGGCGTCAGTGGTGCGAACTTTGAAACCGTTGCTGGTGATGTCAATAAGGTCAGTGGTGCCCTCGGCGTTGTTGAGATTGGGATACAGCGGATCGTTGTCTACGTTGTAGCCTTCGCGCTTGCTATCAAGAATTGTCCAGTTGCCTGTGCTGCTAGACATCTTGACGATGACAACTGCCGGGCGGAAATTACAGAACACGAACGGCCCATCCGCGCTGCCGTTGCCGGTGTAGCTGCCGAAACTAGAGTACCCGGCTACTGGGGCGAAACAGTAGGCGACGTAAGTGCCGCCGCTAGCATTAACGGTCGCGTCAGTGCCAATACTGAACACAGTAGACGTAGGCGCCGTACTGTTCCAGACCGTTGTTGCCGAAGCGGCAGCGTTTGTTAGATTTAACTGGATGCTGCTGGCGGCAGCAATCGACGTGTGACGCACCTGCCAGTTGCTGGTGGTGTCGCGGCGTTTGACGATGACCATGCCCGGTGCCACGCCAAGCCCATGCCCCACCGTGGCATTGGCACCCGTGCCGGTGTAGGTGACGACGCTGAACCCCGCCGTCGCATTAGCCCTTACCTGACTAGAGATGGAGCCTGATGTGTTCGTGACGGTGGAGCTGCCGGCGTCCCAAGTCCAGGCGGCAAAAGCCTGTGAGCTGTTATTGACACTGAGACCGTTGGCACTACCGACAGTTACGCCAAATCCCGTCGAGTCAAAGCTGGTTAAGTATCCCCCGGGATCGTTTGTTACTTCGGCGCTTGTGTCATTAGAGAACAGAGTTTTGCCTGTGCCGCGAATTGCGTCAAATAGTGAATGGTATCCAGTGCTGGTGCGGTTTTTGATCCACACCAGATCCGGCGAGAACCCCAACCCCGAGATCGTCTGCGTGCTGCCATTGCCCGTGTAGAGCTTCACGTCCATCACCGTGGAAGGCTTTGTGACTAATGGGGCGGGCAGATTTGCCGTATTGAGCGCCTTGAAGCCGCTGGGGGCCGTGTAGGCGAAGGGGCGTTGGCCGAAGTTGAGAGTCCAACGGTTGTCATTCGTATTGCCGCCAGACACAAAGGGCAGCCAACCCGCAGATGAGTTGATCGAAGTAAAGGCAGTGCCCTGCGATACCCCGTTCTTGTAATACGTCAGCGTGTTATTAGTCGCATCAAAAGCAACGCCAATGATGTCGCCGTTTGTGTAAGAAGCTCCGTAGGAGACGGGCTGGCCCGAGTTAATAGTGCTAAAGCGAGTCGTGGCATTGTCAAAGTACGCGTAGGCAATTTGGCCTAAATCTCCAGGCAAAAAGTAGCCAGACAGATTTTGATCGGATCGGACGATGCCTACTGCAATATCATCAGCCCCGGCCCTGTTAACACACGTCGCCTCGAAGTACCATTTGCCAGAAGACATTGCGATGGTACCCGCGACCGTACTCCACACAAACGATCCAGTGTCAATCTCTACGTCTAGATTCCCGTTTGTAAATGTAAGTTGACTTGTGCGCGTAAGAGGATTCATCACGCAGTAATTCCCCCTCACTTCCCCGCCCACACCCGTATCCGTCTGCGCCCCATTAGTGGGAACGTCTACGAGGCTGTCGTTGCCTGCACCAGCGGTGACGGAAAGATTCGTCGGCGTCCAGTTGTTGCTGCCAGCGGCATCTTTGCCCAGCGTTGTAGCCGTAGCGGCTGAGTTATCCGAGAAGGTCAATCTGAAGCCGTTGGTGCCGTAGCTGCCTGTGTATGCCTTGGGGTTCCACACGCCGGTGGTGGCGTCGAACTCTCCGAAGCTGGTGGGGTCTAAGGCTTGGCCGTCGATGAAGTAGATGTCGGCTAGGTAGCCGGAAAAATATTGCCCATTATATGATCCAGCTCTACCTATGCCGTGCGCTGCCGTAGTATTGAATCGAGTGTCAAAATTTTGGGTTGGATAGGTCGCAGTTGAAAATGCAGTTATTTGGCTGCCGTTCCAGTAGATCTTAATTCTATTTGAATTGGTACTTTGGGTCGTATCAACTGCAACAACTAAATGCCCCCATGATGATGGATCACGAAAGACTTGAGTCGTAATGATTTCAAGATCCAAGGTGGATGCGCCAATATCACCAATGCGAATGCGATCATTGGAAAAAAACTCAAGCCAGAAACCGTTGTAAAAACTTGCGTCCCCTGTTCCGAATACGTTTTGCCTCGAACCCAACGCGCTTCTCTTCACCCACCCCGCCCACGTCCACGTCTTTCTGTTACCGGCGGATGTGGGGGTGCGGCTTAAGTAAGCAGAATCGGCGGAGTTGAAGCGTAGTGATCTGCTAATTTGATAACCGGTGGGCGCAACTGTATCTGCTGCCGACAAAAGCAGCGAATTGATATTTGCTGGAATCATTGCTCTTCTCCTTACTTAACGTCGTTGATCATGCGTGCGCTAATCCTAGTGGCACTTTCCACGTAGTACGCAATAATGTCCACGCCAGAGGCAGTAGTAGTAGCAGTGGGAGTGGTGCCGCCGGGGAATTTCCAGCCGCTATAGGAAACCAGCCGACTTCCAGTTCCATCCTGAGAAAGCACAATTGCTCCACTTTGCCCTGCTGTCATTCCGCTTGGCAGTGCCAAAGTAGTGTTGCCGCTCAGCGTGGCCGCAAAATTATTCCCCAATGCAAGATTAATTGTGACAGTGCCACTGCCAGCAATGCTCACAACAGCACCACGCTGACCAGCCGTAAAGCTTTGAGCCGTGGCCAATTGTGCGTAGCCGCTAATTGTTTGCCCGGAAGCAAACGTGACTGTGCCCGTTAACGTACCACCACTGGTTGGTAAATATCCGGCAATAGTTTGCCCGCTAGCAAAAGTGATGGCGCCAGTCATCGTTCCGCCAGAGCGGGCCAGGGCACCATTCGCTAGGTCGTAAGCAGTTTTAACGCTATTGGGAGTTGCAGCGGCAGTCGTAGACGCGGAAGAAACGCCATCAATCAAAGTTACCACGCCGCTGGAACTAGTGCTGGCAGCTTGAATTTTGGAGGCGGAAATAGCAGCGCTGGCATTAATATCGGCATCAACAATTACACCCGCAGCAATAGCAGCAACGCCACCACTTGTCAAGGAAATATCGCCAGTAATTGCCGTGGCAGTGGGCACATTACTTGCATTTCCAAGAAGAACTGAGCCTGCTGTAATATTTGCTAATTTACTATGTGCAATTGCCGCAGAGGCATTAATTTCAGCGTTAACAATAACGCCCGTGCCAATGGAAGAAACGCCACTGCTCGTAATAGTAATATCACCACTAACCTTTCCAAACGTATAGTCAGTAATTCGTGATGCAGCCGCCTTGCGATTGGTGCCAGCCCCGCCATCATCAACAATGAATAAATCCGCATCAATCAATGCGGCGCCAATATCCGTAGCTCCGTCAATATCCAGAGCCGATAGCGACACTTTATTTGCTGTAGCAATAGTGTCCAGCTTGGTATCAACAATGGCAGCAGAAGCGTTGATATCGGCGTTGACAATAGTGCCGTCAACAATGTTTGCGCTTGCAACTGTAATGCCAGAAGGCAGTGCGCCAGTGGCAAGTTTACTTAAATCAATAGCAGCCGAAGCATTAATATCAGCGTTAACAATGGTCCCGTCCAGGATCATTGTGCTGGTTACAGTACCAGTGTCCCCGTTGGTAATAACGGTGCCTGTAATATCAGGCAGGGTGATAGTACGGTCGGCAGTGGCTGGATTAACCACTGCAAGCGTTGTCTCAAAACTGTCATCTACTGAACCTTCAAAAACCAAGCTGCCGCTTGGCGAAATTAAAATTTGTCCAGTGACGGTGCCGCCAGTTCTCGGCAGTGCAGCGTTTGCCAGGTCGTAGGCAGTCTTGACGGCCGTGGCAGAGGCAATGGTGGTGGAAGATGATGTGGAAATAGAGTCGCTAATCTTGCTCTGTAAGCCAGAAGGCGTCACTGCCCGTTGCGTATCAGTGCCAGCTTGTGTTTCTGCATCCGTGGCAAGCTCAACCAAGCCGGGAGTGGAGACAGTGCCGGAAGGAGTGAGGTTGACAAACGTAGCGCCAGTGTAATAATGAAGACCAGGAATAGAAAACGAATTGTTTACCCACAATTCGCCAATGGAATTACCAGCACTACCAGCAGGCGATGCATTAGGCGCAGTGCCATCCACATGCACTGGCCCCACTTTTACCACGCGATTAGCACTGTCCTTAAAAAACAGTCCTGGAGTGCCAGACGCAGTGTTAATTGCTAATTGTCCATCCGCCAGTCCCGATGCCGTGGGACGCTTTTCCGCAGTGGATGAACGAAGATGCTTAAGGACAGAAGCCATGTGCCTAGACCAAGATGGTGGCGTTTAATTCTTCAATATTCTAATAATATTCTCCTTCGTCAATCTCTGCATTGCTTTCGTTGATAACGTGATCAATATCTGCCCATGCTGTGTAATAAAAAGCTTTTGCAGTTTTAACTAATACTTGCCCATAATCGCCGTAAGGCGGCACTTCCTTTCCCGCATAGACAAAACGTTCATGCATGATTTATCTCCAATCATTGCAATCAATAAGAACCATCATCAATATCACCGAGCGACAATATGCCAGTTCCAGAAGCCACAAGAATTTCAGTGGAGCCGCGAACAATACCTGCTGTAAGCGTGGTGGCAATTTGCACTTTCGCCCATACATTGGTATTGAAACCTTCTTGGTTAGCAATGCCAGATGCTGCAGGAACCAATGATGGGCCATTAACAAGAACATCCTGATCGCTAATACCACCAACGGAACTGCCAAGGTCAACTTTCGTCCACGAATTGCCCACACCCTCGGACAACACCCAGTTACCAATAGACAGGGCTTGAGTGGGAGCAGGATTAGTGCCGGTTCCAGCCGTGGTAACAATGAGATAGACGCCATTATTACTGGTGCTCGGAGCGCTCAACGGCTGACCAATACTTAAGCCAGCCTCAATGCCATAGCTGTTAATACTGGTGACAACGTTGCCGGAAGCGTTATAAGTGCCGCCAAAACGCAAGTTAATTTGAGTGGGGCTACCATAACCAAGGTTCAGCCAATAACCTTCAGGCGTAGGAGCTACAACACCCACCCAGATGTAGGCAGCACGGTCATTAGGGTTGATCCACCACTGTCCCGCAAATTCAGGCGTTGGAGCGCTCTCACTAACTTGAGCAATGCCGTAGTCGGACAACTGGGCAGCCGTAACGCTATTGTTAGCCAAAAATGCACTAGAAAATGTACCAGTAGTAATCTTGCTTGCGTCTAAATTTGGGATTTCTTCTGCGCTTAAAGTATTTGCCGCTGCAACAATATGACCTTCGCTATCAATCGTAATTGCACCAACATAGGTGCCAGCGATTGTGCTATTAATGTGCTGAAGAACGCCAGGAGCGCCCATTTGCAAGCCTGCGCCAGGCAAAACAGCTCCGACAGTACCAGAAGTTGCTAAAGGTAAGTCGCCACCTTGCAGAGCTCTGAAGCTAGGAGCAGCGCTGCTGCCCGAGGGAGGACCGGCAAAAACAGAAGCGGCGCTTTGATTGCTTACGCTTGCTGTGATAGTGGCAGAATATTCATCTGGATAGGCAACAGAAAAAGAAAGAGGAGACGATGCGTTAAAAACAATATCATTAATAGCCGATTGCCGCTGCCATGATGCACCATTCCACGTATATTCATAGCCAGTGGAAGTATCTAAAAATTGCTGGCCAGTAAATGCTCCGTTCGTTGTCGGAGCATTTGATTGAACAATAGTGGAAGAGCTATTGGCGAGCTTGCTAGCAGTGACGCCACTGTCTGCAATCTGTGCCGTGCCCACGGCATTGTCTGCAAGCTTGGCATTGGTGATGGCATCATCTGCTAAATCAGCAGTTGCAATGGCGCCAGCGGCAAACTTACCGGCTCCAATGGTAGTAGATGCAATTTTTGCATTAGTAATTGCACCGTCTGCAATGTTTGCGCTAAGCACGCCACCAGTGCTAATTTGCAAGCCGCTGATGGTGGAAGAAGTGATTTTGGTGCCAGGAACAGAACCATCTGCCAGGTTTAACTTGGCGTAGGCAATGGTGGCATCAGTAATTTTTTCGTTTGTAACGGCACCAGTACCAAGCGCTGCAGTGTTGACAGCGCCTGCTGCAAACTTAGAAGAAGTGATACCGCTGGTTGCTAAAGCGGACGTACCCACGGCTTCAGAGCCAAGCTTGACCGCCGTTACTGCATTGGCAGCAATTGTGTCAGTGGTAACTGCACTGGCGCCAATTTTGCCGCTTGTTACGCCGCTATCAGCAATCTTGGCGGAAGTAACTGCACTATCAGCGATGGCTGCCGTTGCTACAGCGGAAGCGGCAAGTTGCAAGCCGCTAATAGAAGCACTAGCAATTTTTGCACCAGGAATATCGCCATCCGCCAAATTCAACTTGGCATAGGCGACAGTAGTATTTGCAATTTTTGCATTTGCAATAGCCCCGTCTGCAATGGCTGCAGTGTCAATAGCTCCAGCAGCCAGCTTGGAGGAAGTGATGCCGCTATCGGCTAATGCAGACGTGCCGACAGCGCCAACAGCAAGTCGAGTGCCATCAATGGTGGAAGGCGCTATCTTGGCGTTGGTAATGGCTTCATCTGCCACTTTGACAGTCGTAATTCCACTATCAGCAAGCTTGACATTAGTAATTACGCCAGCGCCAATGCTGCTGGAAGATAAGCCACCAGCTTGAATTTTGGCATCAGTAACTGCACCAGTGGCAAGCTTTGTATCAAGAACAGCGCCGTCGGCAATGCCACTACTAGACGTTACAACCTGCCGATATTCCCCATCTGCATAGATAAAAAGATTACGGTCAGCAGAACGCAGCCAACCTTTTCCAGCGAAGTTATTGACGTTGGGAGCTGTGCTAGCTGAAACAATTGAACTATTATCAGCAAGCTTTGATACAGTAATGCCGCTATCGGCAATAGCAGCAGAACCTAATTTGGTGGTGCTGTTTTGATTAAGCTTAATAATATCGAGAGAGCCGTCTGTAATCCCACTTGTTGAAAGATTGATAAACGCAGACGCTTTAATTCTTTTTGTTTCACTCGCACTAACGTCTACAATAGGCAGTTCATCCGATGGCGACAGAGCCGCATCAGCCAACAAATTAAGTTGGGAAATTGACTGGTCTGCCATCTTACAATGTTAGTTCTGTTAAAAGAATTCTAACCATTGCTCTCCTCGCATTAATCATTTGTTTCAAGCAATAGCCTGTCTTCGCCAACAGTCGTGCCACCAAAGTTCTCCAGAAGCATGTAGCCGCCATTCTGTAGAGTAATTTTACTCGGCGCCAATCCAACCTTTAAGGCCACTTCCCCTGTAGAAAGGAAGTCAATGGAAGTGGAAATAATACCGTCTGATGCCACTTCAACGCCAGCTCGTGTGATGACAGCATTGAATTGGTAATATACGTCTAAATTGCTTCCATACACGTTTTCATTGGTAATAAATAGTTGTGCCTCAAAGGCACTGCCAATCTCAACTCTCTGTATCAACTGAAGAAGCAGGAGAGAAGTTTCCCTGTTGTCCGTATCACCAACAGAAAACAAAGCATCCAACGAACCACTGCCACTAATCAAGCCTGCTGAATATTGCTGCTTAAACTTATCGCTCAATGAAGTGGTTTCAACTGCTTCCCGTTCTGTTTGGAAGTCAAAACTAGTAACGCTTCCTAGCACGTTAAAGCCTAAGTCCTCCACCTCCACCGTGACAGGAAGCGGATCGCCGGCAAAAGTAACAACGCTTATCTCTTGAGAGCGATCATTGTTTACAGCAGCTTGAAAGCTTCTAAAGAATCGCAAGCCGCCATATAAATTAACATTGATAAACAGCGCAATTGATGATTGCAGTGTTTCAACAATAGGCCAAGTGGTTGCAGGAAAAAATATAAGATTACGAGGGTCGTCGGTGCTGATGGTAACGCGATCACCAGTGACCAAGTTTTCCAGACTACCATCAAATCCCACGCGATTCAGCGTAGGATTTACGTCGTCATTTGAAATGACAGTATTAAACGAAGCCGCCTGTGACGAACGGCGTAACAAAACAGCGCCAGTATGACCAGCAAAAAAAGTCATTGAATCAGGCTGTGATTACTTCCACAAAATCACCATCCATCGTAAATTGAATGGGAATCACTGAAAGTTCGCCAGTAGAAACGTTAATGCCAGCGGAAGTAATATATGCCCAAAATTTAATATCATCATTAGCATCGCCGCCAGTGTTAAGCTCCAAAAACACGCGATCAGCAGCAGATGCGCTGCCGGTTTTCTGAAGGCGAGCAAGAAGGTTTGTAAATTGATATAACGTGGTGCCTTCAGTGCCTTCCAAGCGATAATAAATCAGCGTAGCGCTACCAGTGGCGCCTTTAATGCCAGGCGTGAAGGTATTAACGCCGCTATCAATGGAATTGGTGGAGATCAGTTCCAGGGTGGTGTCCAACGACCAATCGCGAATTTTGGCCACTGCACGCACGTCAGTGGGCACAGTCAAAAGGTTTGATGGCGCCGTGCTGCTAGTAGTGCCAAAAGCTAGACTTCCGGAGCGACCAGTATAAAAGGCCATGTCAATGAATCGTTGTTAAATACATTCTATACATAGTCTATTCCGCTCG